ATGAGAACTGAGCAAGAAATGATGTTAGAGCTAGCCTTAGTTGCAGTAAGAGAAGAACAACGTTTTACCATTGACGGATCGCAATACACCTTACCAAATGGACGGGGACAAACCTTTGTGTATAACCTTGCATTCTTAGATATTCGTTTTATTGAAGATGGTCGCAAAGATAGCGTTGTACAATTTACCTCAACCGCCCCATCAGCACCGCCGTTTTATTGTTTATTATCTGAATTAGATTAAATTTAAACGCCCTTTAAACCAACTTTAAAGGGCGTTATTCTTAGAATTTATACACTAAGTTGTCTTCATATTTTCCGCTATAACTTGTAGATGTATTCACCACAATCCGCTTTGCTCCATCGAACGCTTGCCAATTATCTACTTTATCTTCCCGCATATACTCAATAAACCGAATAAACTCCGATTTTGTTGAACTGAAGAAAATATAAGGCGGTTTAGTTAGGTTGATAAGCCTTAGAAAGTCAATTAAATCAAAATAGGTTGCCTGTTTGTAGCTTTCTTGCTTGGTGCAAAGATAGGGTGGGTCAAGCACAAGTAACACCTTTTCTTTACCTGAAAAACGCGGCACTAATTGATGAAACGACTCGCAAACAATCTCTACACCATCAAGATAACCCTCTGCACTTGGATAATCGCTCTGCCGTAAGCAATGCCAGAAGTCTTGAGTATATAACTCCTCAAGACTCTTCACTTGCTGACCGCTAAACAATAGCCAAGAACATAGAATATGTGGGTTTTTATATCCCTTAAACGCTTCAATAATCTCAATTAGTTGCAATTTTTTCGTCTTATCTAACCGCTTACCTTTGGGGCAATCAGCAAGGGCAACAGCTAATTGTTGGCGTAGTTGATTAATGTCAGGGATATGTTGTAAACGCTCAGAATAGTTGTCAAAATCGTTGTAAGCTTGCTTGCTTTATCAGCATGTTCCTTTTGTAATATCATTCAATCTCCTTTTTCCTAAAACTTGCTGGATATTGTTTTCTTTTTAACTCACTTTGAAATGCTGTTTTACAGTGTTTACCCTTTTCCCAAAAGAAAATACCCTCAATAATGCGATACATTACTTTCCAACGCTTTTTAGGCTGTTTGGCTAGCACCGCCCCTCGATAAGTACGGCTTGAAAAGGTTTCGTCCGATGCCCCACGTAGTAGGGCGTTTGCTAGTTGGTCTAAGGCTATTAAGACATGATAACCCCATTTGTTTAGTGGTTCGCTAGTTGCCATTGCTCAATCTCCTGTTCGCAAGCGGTTAATTCTTCGTTGTTTTTTGCAAGCTCAATACGGGTTTCAATCGCTTGTTTTTTACCGATAATGCCCCCCATCACTGCCGAAAAGGCATCAGCTTTTTCAATCACTTTTTCAACCAATACCGCAAGGCTCGGCACTTCAGGGCGACTTTCGACAATTTGGCTTAACATCGGCGTTTTCACTTGATTGTTGACTTTCCATTCTCTTGCCTCACGCTCTTGGCGATAAAAACTGTCGATTTCTGCTTGGGAGTAGCCCGATAAAATCTGTGCTTTAAATCGGTCTGCCTTGTCAGTTAACTGGTGTAATAAATAGCTTTTTGCCTCTGCTAATTGTGCTAAATAAACCGCTTTGGGCAATACCCATTCATTATTTTGCCACTCGTGGTCAGCTGTCGGCGGGGGAATTGCCGTAAATTCGGGGCTAAGCTCACCTTCTTTTGTCCACATCAACATCGCTTTGTCCGATTTGCGAAACACATATTGACCTTGATAATTTGCCATTTTTATAACCCTTTTACTTTAGTGATGATGAAATAGGCTTCGCTGTTTACGCTTAAATCTGCTGGCGCATTTTCGGTTAGCGTGATAGTGATGTGATAACCCGATGCCACCGCAATGCGTTTGTAGCTGCCGTCTGTATCTGATTTGTAAAGCAACTCGCCTTTGCCACGCTCTAAGAACATTTTGGGCACCGCAAGCGTGATAGTTTTATCCACGATAGATTTCATCAATAGCGGCATTTTCTGAATGTTCACGCGCATTTCGGTTAAGTCAGATTTATAGCAAACCACGCCTTCTGTCACTTTATTCATATCAATTTCTTGATTTTGATAAATTAATGGCTGATTACCGAGTTTCTGCTCAGTCAATGTGTTAAGACGAAAACCATCAATTTTAGAAAAACAGTTAAACTGACGAATACCCAAAGCAAAAGCATCAAACGTCAATCCAGCCACACTTGAACCAGATGAAATAATCACTTTAGCAAATCGTGCTTGATTTGGTTTTGCATGAATATTGACATTCTGTGCATTTGCCTGCATAAAACTAAAGCCTTCAGTATCGTTCCAATGCAGACTACCACTAAAAATCTCACCCACTTCCGACTTGTTAGTGAGACGTTGTGCCTGTGCATTGAAATAGTACACACTCACTCGAAAATGCGGTTCAGAAGAGCGAAACCACACAATCGGCGATTGAGCAAGATCAATGAGTGGCGATTCGTAAATTACAGTATGATTATTCATAATTTCGAATTTGCCATTTGGTAAACGTTTTAAATTTCGCACACCTGACAAATTACTTAATCCCACTACACCACCAGTCCCTGTGCCTGCTGTAGCCATATCAGCTTGCGACGTTAGCGAAAATATAGGAACGTCTTGACTATTTTTTGCTGCAATATGATTTATAGTATTCCCCAAACCGTCATCAATCACCGTGATTAAATGCGTTCCATAAGGGTTATTCGTGTATCCTTTTGAGGATTGCCAGCTTGCTTCAATATGGTTATTCCAAGCATTTTCTGTGAACGTAATGAATAATGTGTCGCTACTATTACTCGGTCTACGTTCAAAACGAAAACCTATAAACTGATTACTCGACCCGTTACAATAGATTTCACCTTGTCCTTCCATACAACCACGATTAAACACATTGTGGTTGTGAAGATAATCACCATCAAGCACGATTTTATGGCATCGATTCAGATTAAACATATTCTCGTTAATCCAACCACCATTTTCGCCAAAAAGTTCAATAGTATTAATATATTTAAAGTTAAAGGTGGAGTAAGCACTAGAATAGTTATCGTTATATGAACTACCGACAGTGGCATCCGCATAAATCTGCACATAATCCGCACGATTGATACTAATATGTTGTCCTTTTGCCCCGATGATTCGTACCAAAGGCGAACGACGAGTGCTAGCTTGCATTCCTGCTGTGCGGATAACCTCATCTATTTGTTGTATCGGGTTGTTTGCATTGTTTCCTGCACCACCTAAAATCACACCAATGCCATTATGACCTACGATAAATTTCGCACGAGTAGCATCCACTTTACAATGGCGAAGATTAACTGTTGAACCGAGATAAAACTCACCACAAAGCGATAAGGTTTTACCCCATTTCTTTTGGCAATGTGCTGCAGCAACATTCATTGCTAGTGAATCATCAGTGACACCATCAGCTACAGCTCCAAACTCAAAGGCGGAAATTTCACTGCCGAAAACACGTTTCCATCGCCCTGCATTACCACCTTCAACCACAAAGCAAAGCCCACTATCATCAGGCGTAATCATATCCTGCAAGTCAGCCACAAACTCACCACCGCCAGTTGTACCACCTTCATAGTACGCATCTACCAAGATTCGTTGCCCATGCTCTGTCGGGCGGATAGTGCGAAGTTCTGCGATAGATTTACAACGTCCCACGAGTTTGTAGCCATCAGCTTGTTTGAGTTGTTGACCAAAATTTTCAATTTTATTTTCTGATAATTTACGAATAGCAAGCGAGATCTGATTTAATTGCCCTTTATTTGGTTGAATACCCGCATCATCTAAAATAGAGAGTAATTCCGCCTGAACCATATTAAACCAGTCAGCGCCAGGATAGCTGATAGCATTACCATGACCACCTTCAGTAAACCAAAGGCGTTGAGTGTTTTTCACTGGTACTAATGCAAAAGTAGAAACACCTGATTCATTGTCTAAGTGATACATTATTAAGCTTCCTCTTCGTAAATAAAAACAAATTCTAAATGAGCATATGCACAGCGTTTTAATAAACATTCCAACTCTTTATTACGCTCAAATAACACTAAATTTTTCAACACATCATCTAAACAAGTCGCTTGCCGAATAATTGATACGGCAGGACTGTAAACAAAAATTCGCCAATGGTTTTCCTGCTCATAAAGTGGATAAGTACAATCCCTCAAACAATGATGAGGATAATGACTCAAAACTCTTACTTTAAATCCTGCTTTTTGTGCGATTTCTTCTAGAAATAACTTGCAATTCGAGCCAACTTCATTTTCTTTTTCTTGTACTTGCTGTTGTCGTTGTTCCAGTGTTTTACCTGTGATTTTTCGTCCACACTCGGGCAAACCGAAAAAACCTTCCCATTCTTCAAGCAGAAGAGTAGCCTTCCCTGGCATTCGCTCTTTAATCAGTTGGTGAGATTTATTGTTTACCTCAACAAGTTGGTCGCACCGCACTGCAAGCACTTTAGTTAAATTACTATTTAAAGCTCTCTTCCAAGCTAATCCCACGGGTAGCAATTTCACCGCAGCATCTAAATACTGCTCGTGTGTCATAGCCATGTAATTTCCCCTACTACTGGAATATGATTACTTGGCAACCGAATATCTGCTGTTGGATACATAACACTGTTATCGACCTCACCAGCTGTATTTGATACAGTTGCACGAATTTGAGATAAATAAAGCAAGGCTCCTACACCAGCATTGATAAGATAGGCTTGCAGACTTTTTTTCACAGCTTGCCGTAATGTTTCTGTATTAGGTGCAAGGCGAATACTGAAATTAATCTCTTGAAATTGTGGGGCAAATACATAAAGCTCCACATTCGCAGGCATACCTTCAAATTGTCCTGTCGCTTCATTTTTATGACCTGTAATATAGTTTTTCACACGAGCAATATCGTCCTCTGTTGGTAAAATATTGCTCCGATCATCACAAGCAAATGCAACACCAACAGTCCCACCACCAAAATAACGGGGGAAACACCACGCACGAGTCACTCCAGCCACTTCTGTCGCCCAGCGAACATAATCGTGTGGAGCGCCACCTGCGGGTGGGTTTTGTACTCGATATATCAAGCGAGCAAGTAAGCGAGATAAAGGCTCAATATCCGCACCACCTGTCATTGATTTCACGGTTGCAGTAGGCTGTAAACCCAAAATTGCTGAGGTTAATGAGAGAGACACACCTACCGATAAATTTCCATCAGCACCGTCCGTTTCGCATTGCACGGCAATATCCGTCGTACCAGCTTTCACACTCATTTCGGTTGTTGTAATGTAAGTTAAGCCACTTGAGCTATCTTCAAACACCGTACCTTCTGGAATAGTAGTATCAATGGCTGCGGTCACAGTGAGATACCCCGAAGCAGTAGTTGCTTGCTTACGAACAATACCTTTATAAAGACAGTATTCAATTAAGTATTCTTCTTCAGCTGTAGTCGGGATAATTTGACGAGCAAGCCAATCAAGGTGCATATGCTCCCCAGCACTCATTGCCGCACAAATACGGTTGATCACGCTTAAAACATTGTTACGTTTAAGCGTTGGGAAGCGATGCTGAAATTGTTGCTCACCTTGTTTGATTAAACTTGATAATGTCGGAGAGTTAAAAGACATTAAAGGCTCCAGTTTGCTGTGAAAGTACGTTGTTCTGTGCTACCGTTTGGCATCACACACGAAATTTCTAACAACAGAACTGAAGGGGCTGGATTAGAAGCAAAAACTTGATAACTGCGAACTACCTTATCATCAAGCATCCACTGCAAGGCTTCGGTAGCAAAGCGTTGTGCATCATCAAGTACACTCGCTAATTGTTTAGAACGGCTCAATGTCCATAACTTTGAGCCCATTTGATAATCATCAGAATTAAAAGAATTACCCCACCAACCACGCTCGCCATCCACACGTAAATCAGTGAAAAGGCTAATGACAATGGCATTGGTAAGCGTATCATCTAATAAAAGCGACTCGTTATCTAAAACCAAGTCGCCTTCGCCATCTCGCCATTGCAAGGCTAAATCTGACATTTACTGCTCCTTACGGAACAGGTTTACCCACTTTTTGCTCGTGGTCGTGGTCTTTTGCACTGATTCCGCCCGACATATGATCTGTTGCTGTTGATGTTCCCATAATAGCAACATCGCCTTTAAACGTTGTTTGCGGACTATCAAACGTAACTGTCTGAGCTTTGCAGTCAAGGGTTTCAGTTTCAATCGTGAATTTTTTACAAGAAAGGATGGCTTCGCCATTTTCGGTGAGTCGGAGTTGATGACCATCTAAATGATACAACACAGAATCGCCTGCAATCAACCCAGCGGGACGCACACTTTTATCATCCACCACAATAGCAACTAAGTGAGATCGTTTCCCACCCACCGACACCACAATCGCTTCGCCAGCCTTTGGTACCGAATAATGTCCATAATTCTGGAACCGCTCCACATCATCGGCTACCTCGTCAGATTGTAAGCGGAGCTGTAAATTTTGCCGAGCATAAGCATCATTAACAACTGACACTACCGCACGGCTCACTAATAACTGCAACCCTCGTTTAAGTGGGGCAATCACACGATTTAAAGCTTGCATAAATCTCCTTTAAATAACGTTTAAATTCGTATTAGACAAAGCCTGTAAATTCAGCTACGTTATCTTTATTAGATTTTTTCGCTTTCTTCGCTTTAGCTTTTTTGCCTTTTTTCGATGATTTTTTACCGCTTGTACCGTCCACATCGTCCAATGTTTCATCGGCTGGTTCATCAAAGGCATCACGGTGCATTAATGTCATCACGGTCACCATACCGCTATCATCAAGGGTATAGCTGCAATCAATAATTAAACGCTCCACTTTGTTAATGCTAAACAGTGGGGCATCAAGTACCACGACCTCATTAGGTAGCCAAAGCGAACCATCAGGCTTAAACCAACCCCGAACCTTTGCTGTGGCTTTCGAGCCTTCTGCGGTACGTCGTTTACGTTCCCAATCGGCACGCTGATAGCCACTTGCCCCAGTCATATTATCATCGGCAATAATAATGGTCGGACGATAACGAGTAATTACAGGATCTGCTACTTCAACTTTTAAACCACTTGCACTCATTCTTTACCCCACAAATCCTGTAAACTCGGTCACGTTATCTTTATCTGATTGACTAGAACTAGAGCCTTTGACCGCTTTATTTTTAGTTGCAACATCGCCTTTTTCACCACCTTGCTCTGCATCACCAATGACCCGATAAAGCGAAAAACGTTGGTGCCAGCTATCCATCTGTTCTAACTCCAACAGGTTTACACCAAGCGTTAATTCACCCACGTGGGCAGTACTTGGTTCAGTAAACACTAAATTGCCGTCCACATCGCTTGTGACTAATACACCTTTATGGCGAGCAATTTTGCTGAGATTATCAAAAGCGGTTTCCCCTGGTTCGACTTGCCAAACAGGGATACGCTCATTAGCTTCTGCCGTGGTCACATTTCACACCACCTTAATCCCAAACGGCTTGCAAATCGCTTCAGCAATCTGTTTTGCCGTTTGGTTTTTGAATTGATAGCTATTATGGATAATCGCACAGTCCACCAAATCACAGGTTTTATCTCGACCACTAATATCAATCTGCTTATTAGTGCCTGCAATACTTTGTTTTAGCTCGTCCAAATAGCCTGTAATTACCGTTTGACCGCCCACTTTCAACACTAAAGACGATCCAACTTTCAGTACCGATATATCATCCTCAGGACGTACTGCAATACCTAAATCAAAGCGACCGCTCATTGATTCAAGTGAACGTTGGATATTGACCGTTTTCCAACCAGAAAAGATTTTACCGTTTAAATACAACTCAATTTTAGGTAAGTTTTTTTCTTCTGCCATTATTGCAACACCTCAATGGTTGAACCGCCCAAACAAAATAACGGATGAGCAATGCCATTTCGCAACGCCAAGCGTTTCCACGTTACCGCATTACCTGTATGTTGGTATTCCAACAATACTGCAGGGAAGGTATCTTTTAACGTAATATCCGCCGCATTTGCTAACCGTTCGCCACGCACTCGCAAGTCTTTTAACAAAATCAAACGATAAGTTTCAAGGACTTGATAACTTTTCCATTGTTCTGCATCGGCGTTATCCAAAATAACCGCTTCCAGTTGCTCATCGACATCAGTGATATAGCGTTGTACATCGGCTTTCGACTCAATTAACCCCGCTACCGTACTTTCTGTTACCGCTTTTTGTGCCACCGATTCCGTAACCGCATCGGAGATTGCCTTGCCATATTCAACCGCAAGCGTAGACAGCACCAAACGTTTCAACAAGAAGGTGGTCTTATTCATTAAAGCATCAAAGATCTCTTGCTCGTGTAAATTACGAAACTGACGGCTTAAAATATCACTTTCACTCACATTGTTCGTTTTCGCTGCCATCATCTCATCTAGGGTACTTTTGCTGATTTCCGTTTTCCCTGATGTGAGATTGCTTAATGCTGTGTCGATAGAGTCAGTAATAACAATATGCTGTACAAATTGTCGCTGTGAATTTACCGCACTTTTTACATTAAGTTTGGTCAAATCTTGCAGTTCTCTAGCCAACACTTTAGGGGTAAGTAGCAACCCGTATAAACGATTTTTTATTGACAATGCCTTATCTTTTACTGCGGTCAAGCCACTTACTGTATTTGCCACACCCTCAAAGACATTTTCAATAAACCCCATTGTAGTATCGACCAAACGGAATAGCGGATTGTCCACCATTGACTCAATAAAGCCCGATACATCCTCCACCATTTCCGCAAACCCGTCTGCAAGGCTATTCAGCACATTTTCATATTCCGTGAAGACCGAATAGGCGGTATCTTCCGCAATTTCAGGGGCATTACTATCTAGTGCAGGTAAAAAAGTAATATCAAAACGGGTAACACGCTGATGAGCAGTGGAGTGACGCATCCGATAATCATCAACACGCACTTCAAGTGTACCAAAATAAGGATGTTTTAACGTACCGGCACCATCTGCTTCTAGCGCATCGACTAAAGCTTCCGCTTGGTCTATATGGTCATCCCCAATCACAAGACAACTTACCGAATAATGACGTAGGCGTTTGCCCAAATCTTCTGTTAAACCATCATTGCGTAAAGGATATTCGTGCGTAACAACACGACGTCCACCATTTTGACTCTGCTCATCTTCAATCCAAAACGGTACGCCACGATAACTACCTTTGCCTGTCATCTTTGTCATTCATTACTCCTACCACATCCCCATACCAGGCCCAAGCGTCCCCATTTGCACGGCAATATTCATATTGTCTTGTTTTTGGTTGGTTTGCACTTTACTTGCCGTTGCAGTCGCAATCAGATGTTCAGATGCTTTCACCGCCACCTGAATAGTGCCATTTAACTCATTTTTTATCGGTTCAGGATCAGATAGATATTCGCCTACCTCAGAGCCAAGCCATTCACCTAACCAACTGCCCACATAAGATCCAACAGCAGCCCCCACAACAGGAATAGGAATAAGAGCTTGTCCGACAATGGCTCCTGCGGTTGCCCCAGCAATAGAACCAATCGCTTCCGATTTATCTTGAGTGCTTGATTGTTCATCCATTAAAATCATAGCCCCCTCTACCGCAGAAGCAGCCACATTCAAATAAGGTACCGCTCGGGTTGCAGTACGACTAATGGCGGATGTTGCCGCTTTGGTGGTTGCACTAAGTGATTGGCTTGCAGATTTCACTGTGTTTCCGACCGCTTGTGTTACCCCTTTGTTAGCCACAGCTTTTTTGCATTACTCGCCACAGCCGTGGTTACACCGGCAACACGGTTTTTGCCATTGCCTTTTTTATTGTTTTGACGTTTATTTTTACGTTTATCCTGTTCAACACCACCATAACCGCCACCAAAACTCGCAGGGAAGTTCGTGACATAAACAGGCGTAACGCCCGCTACCGAACCTAAAGCACCTGCAACCTCTTCAGCCGCTCCGCCTTGTCCGCCTTTACCCTTACGGAATTTACCGAAGCCCCATTTCGCCAGCCCCCAGCCACCTTTCACCACATTTTTAGTTACACCTAAATTAGCCACCTTGTTGGCAAGGTAAAAGCCACCCATAAATTTAGCGATATTGCCATAGCCACCAGCTTGCTCTGATACCCACCCCATTACAGAGCCGACTTTCTCTAAAATCGGCTTAACATCATTCGCAGTTTCTTTCAGTTGTTTCAATGCATCGGTTAAGGTTTCGCTCACGGTTTTGGCAAATTCATCTAACGTGCCATCATCAATTTTGCTATTCAGCCACTCTAAAAAGCTGCCAAGCTCTTTCTTTAAGCTATCAAATGCGCCATGCTCCATAAATTGAGCTTGCATTGAGACCCAAGTATCTTCAAGGTTTGAGACCAAACCGTCCCAAGTTTTCATCTGTTCTTTGGCTGCACCTTTAGCATCCTCACCCATACCTTTTAAAAGAGCATTAATAGCAGCACGTCCTAATTGACCTTTCTCCAACATTTTTTGCATTTGATCAGCGGTATATTTACCACCAGTTTGCTTAGCTAAAATATCAAAAACCTTAACATTTCGCTCGAGCAATGGATTAACCTCTTCCATTGTCAGCTTGCCTTTAATAAACCCTTTACTAATTGCAGAAATGTAGCCATTTAAGTTATCAGCATTACCACCTACTTTGGCGTTATAGTCCACTAATGCCTGTAAAGAGCCGTTCATAGGATCAATGCCAGCAGTCATTAAACGCATTGAAGCATCTTGCACATCACCGAATGCCATTGGGGTATCAGTCGCAAACTTCTTCAGCCACGCCATCGCTTCATCGCCACGCTTGCCGAAGGTTTGCTTCATACGGATATTCGCCATCTCAAAATCGGCTGCCACACGGATCATCGATTTACTTACCGCAGCAGCACCTGCACCTGCACCAATCCCAACGCCCAACACAGGCAAGGCAATATTGCCCACGTTATTGATTTTTTGAGAAAGCGATGCAAGCCCAGAACCGACTTTTTTCACCGAATTACTGAGCTTATTCATATTAGAAACGCCCTTATTTGCCATCGTCGATAACGCATTGCCAAATTTGGACGCTTGTGAAGAGACATTGCCCGCTAAATTGACATAAAACGAAGTAGAATTATTTGCCATCTTTCTCTCCTGTATTTATGTACCCAATATAGCGTGGCAAGTTAAAAATAGGTCTAGATAGTAACCAGTCTGGATTACTTTGATAATGCTTAGCTAACAGCAGACACGTCTTTTCGAGTTTCGGTATCTGCTGCATCCAATCGCCCCCGCTCAACCACCTGTGTCGCTTTGGTTGCTTCCCAGGTTTCCGCAAACACGGAAATGCGGTTTAAATCTTCTGATGTGAGCGAGTGGAGCATTTTGAGCGAAATCGGGCCGTTGATTTTGCCAATAGATGCAATCTGACGGCGTAAAATCTCATAGCCAAAAAGCGCAGGGGATTTCACCAATACAGGCACGCCATCAGGCGACATTACCATACGTTCAGCTGCAACTTCTGCATCAAGCAAATCGCCTGTGGTTAATTCACGCAAGGTGACTTCGGTTTGTGGCTCATCGCCAAACATTAAGCCTGTCTGTAATACTAATTGCATAGTTATACTCGCTTACACTGCACTGCAGCGAACTTGATTTTAATTTCACCCTTGCTTGACAAGGTTACCGCATCCACCACCCATGCATTCGCTAACAGGTAGGTTTGTCCAACGTCCGTTTCAAACTCAATCGTGGCATTGGTAATATCTTTTAATGCCAGTACATCGGTTTCAGCGTTGTTGTAGAAGGTCGCTTCAACCGTGGCTTCTTCAGGGTTTCTTGGTAGCCATAAACACGACTGCCTTTCACCGTTGCACGAGTTACACCACCAGGGGTAAGGGTGGCATCATCGGCAGAAGCATACTCCGTACCATTGCAACGCACGTATGCCACGCCTTGATATTGATTTGCCATCTAAAGCTCCTTATAAAATGAACTGAATTGCGTGTGCGTAAATACGGAATTGATTTACTAAATTCTCGTTTGAAAGCACATTTAAACGACATGGATTATTATCATCACGCTCAACTAACAACGTTTTGGCGAATGCATCAAAGTCTTCTACTAGACCTGCCCATTCTAATTTTGTAAACAATGCTAAAAGTTCGCTACGGATAATTTCGGAGTTACAATCGCTTGCCCTGGTGCCACACGTGTGCCGTCATTGGCTAACTTGTGGCGTGGGTATTTCTGCGTAATGCGAGTGCGAATCGCATAACGGATATAACTTAGCGTCGCAATAGTTTCCACATACAGATAACTTTCATCGTTATCCCCAAATGCATTTTTACGATACATCGGTAACCGCCGCTTCAATTTGTGGCTGACTATTAGCATTGACGGTATAGGTACTTAAACCGCTATAAAGCAAGTATTGCGTTCAGGTAAATCCCAACGGTCTGACATTGCAGGCGGTAATAAATCCATCACTAATGTTTGTACAGGCGAGCAGGATCAATAGATAAAGAGCCAGCGACCACCGCACATAAGCCGCAGCCCAAATATAAGCAGGTTCAGGGCTATTGCTTGTCGGCATCATACTGAATAAGTAATCATTACGTTGCTCTGCAAATGTGGTAACGGTGCCGTGAGTACCACGTTTTGCCATAAAGCAAATGCCATCAATCTGTTTGAGAGGCCCCCAACGGTTCACTAATTCTGTGCGTAACAGATTTAAGCTCTCTGTATCCGTAAATGGATTAATCACATAATGCCACCACTCAGCCCCAAAGCCAGTAATTGCCTCTGACATAGCAGGGTTTACCGACCCACTTTGCATCGCAGTAATATTGACCTTAATCCCTTCGGGTAAAGTTTCGCCAGAGTAATAGTTACAACGCACATCAATGTCGTTGCCCGCTTCGCCTTTAAAGCGACAAGTGAGCGTAAT